GACGGCTTCTACGCCGTAAATGTTAGGTATTACTTCGACCCAATGGGGATTTACCATTACGGGTTTAACCCCGAGGTTGCATCCCGACCTTTTCAGATGTTGATAATGTGAGCACCCAGTTAACAAGAGCAAGCACGCCAACAGCAATAGAGTCCACAGTAGCTTCATCGACGGGAATGGCATAGCCAAAAGCCTCCGCAGCCTGTATAACTGCCCAAATTACTCCAGTTAGCATTGTTGCGGTGATTTGCCTAGACTTCCATTTGGCAGGGTCTGCCACTGCTTTGCCTTTCTGTAGGAGCGTAAATGCGACCTTAGCTTTCTTAAACATAGATAATCCTAGTGGTTAAGCTGCCACACTATGTAGGAAGCAAGTGCGGTTATTACTACCCAAACAAGGCGTTCTATAGACGTAACCATAATATTAGCGCCGCGTGAGGTATCCTCAACATCCTTGACCCGTTGCTCTATATGGTCTTGTTTTGCATCTATTTTTTCTATCCGATTAAAGATAGTCTTAACCTGCTCTTCCATACGAACTATCGCCACTAACTGCTCTGTGATGTTGTCGATCTTAGTTTCTAATCGAGTTAACTTCTGCGTTTCACGTTGAGTGGCCATAGTCTAATCCTCAATATACCACGTCTATGCTGGCTCAGTAGGCCAAACAAGATTTTGCATGTCTGGGAAATTTGGGTCGTTTGTTATGTCGCGTAATGCTTGGCGATATGCAGTCCACTCCGCTCTCTTAGCGTCAGATAATTGATTATCTGGTAGTTGCGTCCAATCACAGCGGCTTAAGGCTTCATTCCTTTGTACCCTACACTGCTCCCCCAATGCTTGGTTTTTTACTGCAACCTCTTCGTCAGTTAGATTGCGAAGAACTTCCCGAATATACCAAACACCGTTTATAAGTTCGGGGCTATCAGCATATTCGATAACAGTATTAAAAGTTATAGGAGTAGCCCCATCGTAAGGCCATGTCCCAAGCCTATGGACATTATTTGCCGCCATAAACGCATCAGACAATAACTCCATGTGTCCAACATCTGGATGTTCCGAGGCAAACTCATCTATTGAGTATGGGTATATTGTTGTTCCGTCGTCTTGTATTTTGATTAACATACTATTGTCCTGTTAAAGAAACTGCTTGAACTTGGTTGGGATTACTTTTTGAATTGCGGGTAGAAGTAGTAGTCTGTCGGTTTGACCCAAATGCAGCACTTATACTTTGGGTAAAAGTTAACCCAGAACCACCAAAACCCCCCGCCGACGAAGCACTTCTTGAATAGTTTGTTACGCTAAATGCTCTATAGGTACTTAAATAACTAACATCGGCTAAAGCATTATCTCTTGGTATTGCAAAAACTGTTGGTTGCGAACCACCAGACTGGGTGGTCATAACGCAGTTTATAAAATGCCAAGTTGGATGTTCTGTGTACTTTTGCATCTTACCGTAGGTGATGCTCGCGTTTTTGCATATACCGTAACCGGAAGTATAAGTTCCTACTATGTCATAGGAATATAGTAGCGTGCCTGACGAAGAAAACGCCCAAACAGAAAAACCATTTTGTAGGTAGGCGCTAGAACCAAACCTTCTAGGGAATACAGTGGTAATTATTGACTCGTCACTATTAACAAAAACTTCAACACTACCTCCCACAGCTTGGCTTGGGCTAGAGTCAAAAGCGTTTCCGGGCAAAGCAAATGTGCGCGTCCATTGTTCTGTCCCACTTGTGCCTTGAGACATTTTTACCAGATTTCCGTAGCCCCCAGAGTATCTAGCTATATAACAGTAGCTATTACTAGAGCAAACAGCATTCTCTGCGTTATGAAAATTACCGCCCGAAGTCGTACCTAGTTTTATTGGAGACGCAGCAGAGTAGCTACCACCAACCAAAGTATTGCCCCCACAAACATAGTAAGTACCACTATACCCAGAGGTGCTAGTGAAAAATACGTAGTTTATATAGGTACCATTTGGGCTGACAGAAAATGAGTTTACATATTGTGCTAGGGGACTTCCTCCTCCTGAACCATTTATCGTTTGCACATTAAAAGTATCTAAAAACCCATTAGTATTAAGGGCCGTAAAAACAAATTTATCGCCTGTATACGTTGAGCCGTAATATATTTCCCCGGCGGAGTACGCTCCGTTGTTTCTCCTACTGGTATACAGCCACCCACTATTAGACAGCATCGTTACTTGTGTATTTATTTGGTCTGTAGCGTTGTACTCGGTAGCGTTGTTGTCGTACCTAGCGTAGTAAATATAGCCGCTGCCGCTGGTGCTAGCGGCCTGACCTACAGCGGTTACATAACTACCTCCGGTAGCATCTACGTATATTGGAGAATGCCCGGGGTAACGCCCACCACTTAAAGCAGGGCTAGCGTTATTAAATATGTAAGAACCGTCTCCACCAGAGATAAACGCACTGCTAACGGGTTGATGAAATAAAGTTATATAGTCCCCACTACTTCTGGCACCGGAAGAAATAAAGTCAGCACTACTATAAAAACTTAAAAACGCCCCACTTGTAGCATTAGCCTTACCCCAAAAATCAGTGGGTATTGTTATAGTGCCAGAGGCTACCCCCGCCAGTGTTCTAACGTCAGAGTCATTAAGGGATGTTTGCCCTGTTGCAGAGTTACCTAGCTCGACAGCAATAGATTGCCCTGTGGTTGAACCGGCTAAACTAATAGGGCCAGATGAGTTAAGTGCCATTACCTAGCCTCCAGTTCCTCGACTTTTGCAGTAAGTTCTTTTATTGCTTGTACCAACAACGGAACCAGTTTTTCGTAACGTACGGTTAAATATTGGTCATCAATAGGTGCAGGGGCTACTACTTCTGGCATTATTGCCTCTACTTCCTGAGCAGAAACACCCACCTCACGTTTAACTTCATACCCCAGTGCTTGCGCCGTTTCGTTAGCTTCATAGTAGAAACCAGAAAGAGAGTTAACCTTGCCTAGCGCATCTTCAATTAGACCTAACTTAGTTTTAAGGCGGTCGTCAGAATAGTATGCAGTGATGTTGTTTGTCGCCCTTATTTCCCCTGTAGTGCCAGAGGCAGCGGTCCCTATGCCCAACGAATTATGTTGCACACTGTCTGTTGTACCAAGCCCTAAATTAGTAGCAGCCCCTGCCGCAGTGCTAGAACCTGTACCGCCGTTAGCAACGGACAAATCAGTTCCAGACCAATAGTTGTTATTGATTGTGCTAAGAGTAGCAAGTGTACCCAAACCAAGATTAGAACGAGCGCCACTTGCAGTGGTAGAGCCAGTACCGCCATTAGTTAAGGCCAATGTACCCGCTATAGTAATAGTTCCAGAAGAAGTAATAGGTCCTCCGGAAGTGGTCAGACCAGTAGTGCCTCCAGATACATCAATAGAAGTGACGCCCCCCGCTGCCGGAGTAGAAGAAACCCAAGTTGTTCCATTAGAAGTAAGAATATTACCAGAGGTGCCCGGAGCCACCGCTTGTAGCGCAGATGTTCCATTACCCAAAAGAACATTATTGGCAGTGAGTGACGTTGCGCCTGTACCGCCATTGGCGACAGGGAGGGTCCCAGTAACCTGAGAAGTCAGATCGACGTTAGCCAGTGTGCCGCCAAGTGTGAGGTTACCAGAGCTAGTGACTGTGCCAGTCAGGGTAATGCCGTTTACTGTGCCCGTACCCCCAACACTTGTTACAGTACCACCAATTTCTGTGGGGTTAGCGTTAAGCACTGCTGCGCCTGCACCCGCACCGTCTGTGACGATCATTACTTTAGAGCCGTTGGCCACGTTGACCGTAGCGCCTGAGCCTTGCTTGATCGTAATGATCTGACTGCCGGAGGTGGCGTTTTCGATCATCCACACTTTAGATACAGTGTTTGGACCAAGGGTGACTTCACGGGTAGCTGTCAATGAAACAGCAGAGGTAATCTTTAAGTAGAACGAACGAGTGTCGTCCGCAGTAGCGTCAGGCATGGTAAAGGTTTCATTAGCGTCAGCGGCAATCTCTTTTGTGCCGTAGCTAAAACCGTCGGTAATCAGCTCAAGGTTAGTGTTAGTACTGGTGCCCCAAGTACCGTCCTCGTCACCAGTGGTGATTTCTTTGAGCCGGAGGTTGTTTACATAAGTAGCCATTTGGTTTCTCCAGTATCTACACTAACGTACTGCCACCAGCGGGCGGTATGCTTGTCGCGTAAATCTTTGTATTCTGACGTAAGTTTAGGGCTTGCCCGCAATCGGAGCAAGTGTCTGCGGCTAATTCAGCCTCATTAAGATCGTATCCGCAATGTGCGCATAACACTTCAACTTCATGCTTGGGGTCTATTGCATCGCCCAGTTGTACTGCATCTTTTACTATTTTCATGCTGCTATATCCGTCCAATTTGGTGTTTGACTATCGTCTACGTCTACCCAGCCTGCGTTTTGATTCGGTACAATCTCGCCCCAAACCAATACGTTGTTTATAAACCCTGTGGCCTGTACGCCTGTTACATTGACGTTAGCATCGGCTGTGACTTGTTCTTGGCCTAGCGCTGTAGTGCCCTGAACGCCCGTTACATCGACGTTTATGACTAGCTCTACCGTTACGCTGCCAAGAGCCGATGTAGCTTGTAGTCCAGTTTCGGTAACTAGGGCATCGGCGGTAACTTCTACCGTACCCGTTGTGGCGGTGGCTTCTACGCCTGTGGCGCTAACAATTACACTACCCTGAACGCCCGCTGTGCCTAGAGCCGTAGTGCCTTGGACGCCTGTAACCGCAACAATGGCTATACCGCTTACTTCAACATTACCTAGCTGGCCTGTAGCTGCATTACCTAGAGCTTCTATTGCCCCGTCGCCGTTAACCGCAATATTGCCAAGTGCTGTGGTAGCTTCAACCCCTACAGGGAATACACTCGCGCCTTCTTGGACTGTAACCGAGCCTATTTCGCCAGTGCCTTGTACTGAAATGCTATCAGTACCAAAGCCAAAGTCACCCCACCCTGCTCGGCCCCATCCACCTAGATAAACAGTAGCGTCCCAAACCGTATAGTTTGCTATACCCGTGGCGCTAACTCCGGATACTGCTACATCCACCGATGTAAACGCAGTTTCACTACCAAGAGCCGTTGTGCCTTGGACTCCGGTAACAGAGAATAACGCATCCCCCGTAGCTACCGCAGTGCCTACCGCAGAGGTACCTGTAACACCCGTTGGCTCAATACTAGCTGTGCCTGTCTGTGTTGTAGCCCCTAAAGCAGTGGTTGCCGAAAGCCCCGTAACAGAAATAATAGCGTCTGCCTTTACTGTTACCGAGCCGAGCGAGCCTGTAGCTACAAGAGAGGCACTACCCTCACCAAAAGCCTGCTCGCCCCAACCAGCCCTCCCCCATCCTTGGAAGGTAACAGTAGCGTCAGCCATTAGACTCTACCTTAAGCAATGCGAATAATAGCGTTGCTCGCATCAGCGGCAGGGAACACAATAGTGAAGTCACCCGCAGTAGAGGTCTTGTCCGCACCGAAGTCCAGAACTGCAACAGCAGGGTTAGTGCCACCGTCAGCCAAGTAAATCAAAGCGCCACGAGCCGTAATAGTCGCTGTAGACCAAGTAACGTCTGCAAAGTCCAAGAACGCTGTAGTCCCACTAGAAGCAGGATTGGCTGAGATGGTCAGTGTTTCTCCACCCGCACTGTAGCCTGTGCCTGAAACTTCGTTAGTCGCTGAATACGCTGTAGTAGTCGCATCTAGCGTAGCTGCTGAAGTAAACAGAGCGATTTTAAATACTTGTGACGTGCCGCTGCTAAAGTCGAAAGTGCCATCAAGCACGCCAACTTTGAACGATGTAACCATAGCTTGTGTGATAGCCATTTCTTTTTCCTCTTAAATTAACGCGGTTCAATCCTGACCTGACCGGAGCGGTACATGTCTTCCCGCATCTTGCCATCGCCTAGGTTCTTTAATAACGCCATAGCGTCTATATACATTTGTTGGTACAGAGCCACCATATCCGGCTCACCCTTGATAAAGCGTATTGCCTCGATTAAAGCGCCGTTGAGCAACGCAGAGTCAAACTCATCACCTAGCCATGTAGTACCGGCAGTAACGATAGACTCTGGATAATATCCGTAATGCAACTCAACCTGATAGGAAGCGTCCGGTGTTGGGCCTATGATAAATGCTGTATCGTCAAAAACGCCGTAGTGCTTGGGTGCGCCAGTATCCGTAGGGCCGGGATACGCTTCTCGTATGAAGTTAACGTCTTTGTTCAGCAAATAGGAATAGTTCCCGTCACCGTCAATAACCGCCAAAGAGAACGGATACAAGAAGTCCGTAGGATACACCAAATACTTGTTCCCAGAAGTCAGGTTGCCCGTCTGGTTTTTACGCAAAGCAGGAATCTGAACAGTGTTATATATCTTCTGCTCGGCCTGCTGCGTAAACATAGCTAGCTGGTCATCGGTAAACGACTGCTCGCAAATGTCCTCAATATTGGTTTTAAG